CCACAACCTGCGAGCTTTCAGGGTGTCCGGGCGCTACCCCGGGCCTGTGCATCGCATTCTCTGGCGGTCGCCGATACGGATTCCCGACCAAATAAAAAGGCCCGCACTCGGCGGGCCTGGATCGGGCTGCTGTTCGCTTACATCAACGGCGCATTGCCGCTGCTGGCGGCGGCGCTGGCCTGCTTGTCGAAATAGGCCTTCACCTGCTGGCTGACCTTCGCATGCTCCGGGTGCTTCGGGTTCGTGTAGGCCTCGGAAGACATCAGGCTTTCGATGCTCTGGCCGCCCTGCAGCGTGCCGCCCGGGTTGATCGATCGATCTTCGCCCATCTCGCCACCGACCCGAGCCAGCAGGCGGATCAGGCGGGGGTCGTTGCCGTGGTCGGCAAGAATTGCCTCGGCATCCTCGCCGCCGTAGGCCTGCACCGCCTTGAATGCCTTGTTGACCTCGCCCTTGAACGTTGCGTCATCCTTCCAGTCCTTGCGCAGATCGGCGGTGCATTCTTCCTCGGACAACTGGCGATTGCCACCGATAAGCTGCTGCGCGGTTTCGTGGTAGGCAGACATCACCATGTCGAGCTGCGCCTGCGTCATTCCGGCGGCGTGGGCCTTGCCGAGGAAGTCCTGCAGCTTGGCGTCTTCCTTCGGGTTCCAGACATCCTTGAGCGAATCCGGAACTGCGACCTGGTAATCGGCAGCGGTCTTCGGCGGCACATCGCCCGATCCCATGCGCTTTTCCAGATGGCCGTAGGCCTCGGCCAGCTTCAGGCTGCTGGCTTCGATGTCGAGCGAGCCGTCTTCTTTCTTGACTTGGTATTTCTCGGGGATCGCCACGGCTTTGCCTTGGCCGCCTTCGCCTGCAGCTGCGCCGGCAAGGACTGATCCGGCTGCCGCTGCTGCAGCGCCCTCACCAGCTCCACCAGCCCCAGCACCGGCGCCGGCTGCTGCGCCTGCGCTGGCATCGCCCGCCCCCGCCCCGCCACCTTCGCCAGCATTCGCTTCATCCATCCGAACATAGAAACGCCTCCAAAATTGGTTCATGGGTCAATCTCCTTCTTGGTTGTCATCGGGCGCACCATTGGCCCGGTTGATCTGCTGCATGATGAAATCCAGCGGCTTGCGCTGCCCGGCCCGGTCGTAGGTCTGCAGCACGGCATCGATCCCGCCGACTGAAACAGGAGGGCGAATGAAGCGGCGGATCAGGTCATCGAGAATGCGCTGTCCGCGCTTGTCGACTTCGAACAGGTCGGCGTAGTCCTGCGCGGTCGGGCGCTGGTCGTTCGGGTTTGGCATGTCAGGCTGCTTTCTTGATCATCGGCTCGCGGACGGCCCAGTATTCGATGCCGCCCTTCTTGCCCTTGCGTTCTCGGAATTGCAGGCCGCCCATCTGCATGGCAGCGACCAGGCGCTTGAAGCGGCGGAACTCTGCCGCGGTTGGTTTGCGTTGACCGGCGCTGAAATCGACCACAAAAAGGTTTTCGATGCCGGTCGAAGCGACGGCCTGCTCGATGGTCTCGCCTTGGTCCAGATCGCGGGCCAGGCCGTAAGTGACCAGCGACGAACCGCTGTCGATCTCGCCCAGTCCAAGGCCGTGCAGGACGATGCTCATACCAGGCGCTCCCGACGCTCTGCCCCGGTTCCGTTGTAGGGCGTTGTCCCTGCTGCATCCTTGAAGATATTGGCGGTCAGCAGCGGGGTAGCGCCGTCGTTGTCATAGACCGTCAGCACGCCGGTGGCCGGATCGGTGATCATCTTGTTGCGAGCGATCTTCTCAAGGATGCCAACCGTTCCAGGAAGCCCCATCAGTGCATTGCTTTCTGACGTTGTCAGGCCGGATACCCCTGTCTCAACAACATCAGGCACGCCGGAATAGTCGTTGTGGATGCTGTAGGAAGTCGGCGCGATGATGCTGGTGCCATCCGAGCGATACAGGCGAACGTCCAGGTCGGTGAAGCGCAGCGCCGTTGTGGCATTGACGTTTTCAATCAGGATGTCGGCCACGTCGACGTTGATCCGGATCGCATTGACCGCGAGATAGGACACGGCGCCATAGAAGTGCCGGATGCCGATTTCAGTGGTCAGAACCCACGAATACCAGGCGCCAAGCCGCGTCTTTGTCGTCTGCCCGTCGAGGTCGTTGGCGTCGATGTAGATATGCCCTGTGACATCGCCGGTAAATTCCGTGACTGTCGAACCATCAATGCCCCATGCTGCATAGACATCGCTGGAATTCTGCGTGACCAGGAACGAAGCGCCAGATGCCGTCCATACCGCAAAGGCTTCTGCTTCGTCGTAGCCGAGCTTACACACGCGAATGCGGAGCGCATCGCCAACAGACACCCCGGAAGTCAGGGTGTTGGCGTAGGTCGTCCCGGTGACGAACACGTTGTCCAGTTCGGTAGCCGTGGTGACGTTGTAAAGCTGAACGCGGGAATCGGCCAGGATCGTTGCGCTGGCTTGTGCCGGTGGCGTTGTGCTGACCGTAGAGCCATCATCTGCCGTGTGGATCGTGAAATCAGGGTGTGCATCAGTGCCGCGCAGCACACGAACCCCCTTCAGCGCCGCGCCCGTGTCGCCATAGATTGATCCGCGAACGCCCTTGAACTTATCGCCATTCACCTGAATCAAGTCGTGCCAGTTGAAGCCATTCTTGCCTTGGAACGTGCCGCCAGTATCAAGCGCATGGCGAATCCACTGCATGATGGTTTGCCCGGATGTCGTCCCGCTATCGGTGATCGTGATCGAGAACGCTTTCGTATTCCACGTGACCGGGCTTGCGCCGTGGTCGGTGATGGTCACGCTCGAAACCGTTGGATTGGCCGCCGCAATGCCGTTTGCTGTCGGGATCAGGGCGATGACGTAAAGCTGATCCTCAAGCGCCCCGTACTGAGCGACAACATCGACTTCGGCTTGGTCGTAGCCCTCTTCCTGAACCTTGGCGACCATGTAGCCGCGCCGGTCAAAGCTGCCGTGCGTAGCATCGCCGTAAATCTGAATCAGTTGGTCGATGTTGCCGGTTGCTGCGGCATTTGTCGGTGTAGCGCCTTCGACCTGTTGGAATCGGACTTGCAGGCCTGCCGGAACGCCAGCCGACAGCAGAGCGCACCATGAAGCAGTCATCACGCCAGAACTGTTCAGGTAGCGCATACCATCGCGCGACAGGTTGGTGATACTGGCCGCGTAGGTGGATAGATCAGCCTCCCAACCATCCAGCCAGGTAAAGCTATTCGGGCCATTTGCTTCGAGCGGAAACGCCTTGTTGGCATAAGCCTCGCCGGTATCGCCAAGCGCGACCCACTGCTCCAACAGGTAAGACGCAAGGTTCTGGAGCGTGCTGGTGGTCGTCAAACCCCATTTCTTTGTCGATGTATTGGCAAAGCAATTGGTGTTGATCGTCAGGCCGGAAGATGCCTGATACCAACGGGCAACAACCTGCGACACTGGTATGGATTGCACTCCTGACGGACCTGCCGTGACCGTAATACCAGTCACGCGGATCGGTAGATAGCCAGCCTTTTGTATCGTGTAATCGACCGTCAGAGACCCGGATACCGACTCGCTCCACGTTTCAGATGTCCCAGAACTTGCGGTGCTGAATTTCTCGGTGTCGGTACCAGCCTCGAAAACCTTGACCTTTGATCCGGACTGCAAGCCGGTGAAGGCAATGCCACGCTCGTCGGTGGAAGGCCAAGGGCCGTAGCCGTGGTCGAACTCGTAGCATCCAATGTCGATGACCGCAGCGCCGCCGTTCATGTAGTCGGGCATGAATCGACCGGCCAAATCCTCGGTTATGTAGCCGTAGAACGAAACTCCAGTCTCGACTTGCGGTGAGGACGCGTTTGCAGGCTTGAAGTTGTTGTTCGCGTAGTCGGCAAAGTCCGAGGTAGCGATCGTCACCCGGCTACCGCCACTGGTCATCCAGGCCAGACCCGCCGGACCCGCGTTGTTGCTGGCGCCTTCCAACTGCGAAGGCTGCGTCGGCCACTGGCTTGTCGTGTTGCCGATGGAGATGTTGTTGTAGAAGAACCCCTTGGTGGCATCGACGGCAGAAAACCCATTGGTGTTCTTCGTCAGGATGTTGTTGGTGAACAACAGGCCAGGCTGTGCCGTTGCAAACGTGGCCCCTGCGGTCCAGCCGCAAACCAGATTTCCAGACGCCTCTGAGAGCGCGGCGCGCATGTAGATGCCTGCCGACTGCGGGACGCTTGAAACAATGATGTTGTGCAGGCTGCGGCACTGCACGTTTAGGTCGATGCCGTAGCTGATGCCAGATGACGACGTGTTCATGATTACGATGCCATCTACCGTGTCGCGGTAGCGATTGAGCTTGAGCATCGCCCCGCCGCCGCTTACCGGGCCTGTATTCAGGAAGATATAGCCCATGTCCAACGTCTGATTGGCCAGCGTCGTCGACGGGTAGTTTCCGCGATGAAAGCCAGCCGACCAGATACCGTTCACCTTCGTTGTGATGATGTTCTGCGCGCTCGGTACGCTGATGATGATGCCCGCCGAAACGATGTCGGTGAATGCCTCGCCGACTTCGGCAACCTCGATGTCGTATGGCGATGCGCCAGACCGCCCGGTATTCCACGATGTCATCCCGTCATAGACGCGGGTGTTGTCGTAGCGAGACAAGTCGGCGCCAGTGAACACCAATGACGATTTGACCTTGGTCGTCCCACTGCCTGTTCCAGTGAAGGTGACTTGATTCGTCCCGGCGATGGCGTCAGCCTTGGTCGGATAGAGCAAAAACTTGTTCTGGTCGGCGCCCTGTTTGGTGTAGTACAGCGTGTTGGCGCTCAGGCCAGTCGGCAGCGCTCCGCCCGTGTTCTGGAAGAAACAGGCCAATCCAGGGCGAATGCCGTGGTTTGTCAGATTGACCACATCACCGGCATCGGTGAATGTTACCTGCTTGCCGTCCTTGCCGCCAAAGCAGATCAGGGAATATACGGTTGCCATGGGCGCTTACGCCGCCGCCAAGCGCTGAATCGCCGCCTCGCCAAGGCTCTGCTGCATCTGTTGGCCGGCCGCCTGCTGCTGTTGCTGCTGCTGCACGGCCTTTCTGGAATCGCGCAGCTTGGCGACCTGATCATCTGAACGCAGCAGAGATTGCGGAACGCCGAGGAACTTGGCGCGCTGCTTGGCGGCCTCTTCGAAGTCGTAGATATCCAGCACGGTCGGATCAGCCTGCGATTCGGACATCAGCGTGGTCTCGAAGCGATCCATCGCGGTGACATCCTCCAGGCGCTGAGCGCGTGCCAGCGGGCCAAGGTACTTGACGGTGAACACTCGGTTTTGCAGCGACTGCGGCGCCTGGCCGAGGATTCCGGCCCGGTAGGCAATGCCGAAACAGCGAGTGACCAGCGGCTGCAGGTATTCGGCTTGCAGGCGGCCATAGATCGGGCCGAGCAGTTGTCGGATCAGTTGCACGCGGACATGCACCTCGGTAGCGGTCATCGCCGGGCCGTCCTGCGGTTGCAGCTGGTCGGCGAGCAGCGCCTTGCGGATGGCCGCTTGCAGCCGTTCCTCGGCGCTGAATACGACGTTGAAATCCCCGGCCGGCGCCAGCGGCTTGATCGATTCGACCGAGTTGGCGACGATCACCTTTCGCGGCCCGATCTTCACGGCGCGCGGGTTCAGAACGCCATCGTCCTCGGCCACGTACATGCCGGCAGCGGCCATGTCCAGGTTCATCAACTCCATCGCCTTGATGTCGTTGATCGAGCGAATCGAGCCCAGCGCGTTGGCCATCGGGCCGGTGGCATACGGCGAGCCGGGAACAAGCATCCAGCGCGGGATGGCGCAGGGGAATTCGTGATACCCGGATTCGCGCAGCAGGTGCTTGGTCTCGACCTCGATGTGACAGGACGCGAAAGGCAGGTTTTTCGCCATCCGGCCATTCACCGCATGCACCTGGCGCGGGTAGATCGCATGGACAACCATGAACTTCTGGTCGAGCTTTTCGTTTCGGTAGGCCTCGGCGACCTTGGCCGAAACTTTGTCGATCCCGTAGTCGGAAACGATCTGCTCGACGGTCATCTCGACTTCGCGGTAGATCGTATCGACGATGCCGCCCTGCTTCGACGACGAGACGTAGCACTGGCCTAGCGGCCACTGCTCGAAGTGGTAGCCGCCTTCCTTGTCCTCGTCGATGTACAGCACGAACCAGCCGGCGCCGACCATGTCGACCATGCACTCGAACGCTGCAGCATCGAAGTTCGAACCATGGATGTTATCGAACATCAGCCGCGCCGCATCGTCCAGCCAGCGGTTTTCCTCGTCGGATTCCTGGCCGGCGTCGAGGCCAAACCACAGCGAATTGGCCGGCGTGGTGCCGCTGACGATAGACGAACTCAGGATGCGGGCGGAATCGGATGCCGTGTCGTCGAGGATGCGGACCTTCTTGTACTGCACATCGCTGGGCAACGCGACAGAACCGTTCAGGCCGTTGCCGCGCTCAGGGAACGAGTAATCGAAGCACTCGGACCAGCCCTGCTCCAGCGGCTGGCGGATTGCCTTCAGCGCCCCCAGGCGCCGGATGACGGCCTGAACATCGGCCATCACTGACCGCCCGAAGCGAGGACGCCGGCGCCAGTGTCACCGCTGGCCAGCACGCCCTTCTGCTGGCGCTTGCGGCGAGCGTCGGCGACCATCTGCTCGTTGGCCTTTGCCGCCGCCTCGGCCTCGGCTTTGCGGCGCTCCTTCTCGGGATCGACCGCCTTGACACCGCCACCGCCGCACATGGTCAGAGACCCTTCTGGGCGTTCGGGTTGGCGCCAAACGTCGTCGGGACAACCCAACCTTGCTTGGTCAGCACCGGCGATGCGATCTCGTCGGGATTGATGGTGTCCTGGTCGGGCAGCGAGGCGCCGGGATTGGCAACGCGCTTCACCGCACTGGCCGCCGAGGCGTTCGATTCCAGCGCCTGCACGCGGGCCAGCAACGCCTCGAGCGAGGCCTTCGAGACGGTCACGGTTTCGGATTCTGCAGCGACGTCTTGGCCGACATCCTGAGCAACAGGCGCGGTAGTTTCGCCGGCAACGGGAGCGCCGGGAACTTGCTGGGATTGTTCGGCAACGGGAGCGCCGGGAACTTGCGGAACTGCTGCGGTACGGGCCATGGGAAGGTCTCCTTCGGTTGATCGGGTGCTATGGGTGCTATGCGCGGTAGGAGTATCGACTTACCTTCGGGACGGTTTCCCGACCGTTTCCCGTCACTCGGCACCACAGAGCGATCAGCCGGTCCCCTTCCTCGAACTTCGGCCGACTTCCCTGCTTCCAGCCCAGTAGCGTGGTCTTCGGCGTGGCGATCGACAGCGCCACCAGCGTGGCGCCGTAGCCCTGGCGCTCGAGATCGACGATGACGCGAAACCAATCGACCTTCTCGTCGGCCAAATGCGCGCCTGCGCGAATCTCGCCAAGGGTCAAAGCAATCCCACCTGCTGCGGTTCCATCGCCGTGATCTCGATCTCGACCCTCGGATTTGCCTTGTCGACCCCGTGAAAAACGTGCTTCTCGCGCACCTGGCGGTCGTTGAGATACACCCCTTTGCGAACGCAGACGCGCTCCTTGCCACTGCCCGAGAACTTCGCCTGCAGCACGTCGAGGACAACCGATTCGTCGAGGTCGGGCCGCTCGCTGGCGTAGAAAATCCGGATCGTGGCGCAGAGCTTTCCGGTCAGCATTCGCTTGGCTTCGTTCGGGATCTGCAGGATGGCCGACTTCTCGAAGCTGCGCGCTTTGTCCGACTTGATCGATGCCGGACGGCCGCCGAAGCTGACGATCTTTCGGCTGTTTGCTTTCGATGCCGGCTCTCCCAGGATGGTCAGGCTGATCGAATCGCTCATACCCGCTTCTCCAGTTCCTGCCGCATGGCTTCAGCCTTGGCCAGTGCCGGCGAAGGGAACCGACCAACGGCAGCGGGCTGCTTGTCATGCCACAGCTCGAAGCTGTATCCCTCGCCATTGCCGATTGTGCAGATCGTCCAAGGATCGCAGCGCAGGGCGTAATCGCTGATGCGCTGCCAGTTCATGCGGCACGACTCCAGTTCCGATTGACATACTCCATTGCCGCCTTGAAAGCCGCATTGCGCAGCCTTCCAACCCAGTACGAACGTGGTTCATCGGGGCAACGATCTGACCATTCGCCAGTGTTTTTCAGCCTTGCCAACTCCGGCCTGCCTCGGCCAGCGAGGTACGATCCAATCTCGGATTGCTTCCGATCAAGGTCGAAAAGCGGCATGCACGCGACTCGTTCAGCGACCCGAAAAAGCCACAGGTTTTCCGTGATTCCTTGGGTCAAAAACGGCCACTGGCTTGGCTCGCGAAGCCGATCATGCGCCCAGCAATGGAACTCTCCGCCAGTCGAGTTGCTGAAAACTCTGGCCAATTGGCACCCATGAGCTAAGCATCCTCGACCATGACCGGATGTGCTTTCAGGCGTTTCATCGTCGTTGCCGAACTTGCGTTTTTTCGGTGCAGCACTCATGCGACCTCCCGGTGGTACTTGTTTTCGAGCGTTTTTGCGAATGCTGAAGGCGACATCAGGAAGTCGAGATCAGCGAGGAAAACGGGTCGCCCTGGTGTTGGCTGAGACCGGCCTGTCAGGAAGTCGGAATCGGCGCAGACTGCGAAGAACTCAAGCCAGCAGGCCAGCCCTTTGGCTTGGCTGTCGTAGCCGCCCTTGAACGGGAACGTGTCGAGGTATGCCGCTTCCTTCCATCGGGCTTGAATCGCCTTGCGACGGGTCTGGTTCAGCACCTTGCAGCGCGGGTTTCTCGGCATCAGCTCGTGGTACAGGCCGACCAGTTTTTCGACGGGGCAGGCCATCGGGTGGGCCACGGGAAACAGGGTTAGCGGTTCATTTTTTTCGGCTTCTGGCGCATCGCCATCGGGGGGGCTCTGCGAAGCGGAGTTCCCTGAGGTTGCGTTAGCAACCGATATATGTGAATACTGGCTATTGGCTATTGGCTTATGGCTTGGGTTTTTTTCTGAAACCGTTTCGGTTTCGTTTTGGAAACCGTCTGGGTTTTTTTCTGAAACCGTTTCGGTTTCTGTTTTCTTTGGCCGTCCGCCACGTTTTCCAAGCTCCCGATTCTTCTCTGCCTTGGCCTGCGCAGCCTCTATTTCCAAGTCACAACGGGAATTTCGCCACCCGTCATCTGTCAGCAAAAAGAACTCTTCGAGGATCAGTTCGACGGCCTCTCTTTCGTCTTTACTGCGAGCGCACACCAAACGACACACCGCGCGCAAATCTTTTGGCAGCGGAGCCTCGCTGATGTAATAAATGTCGATCAGACAGCGATAGACACCATGTTCGAGAAGCGACAGATGGCGGGTTGCTGCGGCGTAGTCGCCGAGGTGGTGTTTGTAGTAGTTCATGCGGCAAGCTCCAAACAATTCTGTCGAGCTTTAGATGGCTCGATATTGTTTAGCCTGACGAAATAGCCATCAATTCCAGAGGTCTCAAGGGAGTCGGCGCTTTCTTTTCCGTAGGCAATAAGAACTGAAGGTGCGCCTGCAGGGCCTGCAACTCCTCCGCCTGGAAGCCTGAATCGAATACGGCCAGCCATGAAAAGCATGGCGTTCGCCTTTCTCCAGCAATACTCTTGAAATGCCTTTGTTTCTGTTCTGGCAAAGATAAGAAGGACACCATTCCCATGGTCCGCCATGCGTCGAAGAAATCTTTCGGCGTGCGGTCCATATGGAGGATTGCACCAGACGCGGCCGCTCCAATTTCTAGCCAGCCCATCGTCTTGAATGGTGAATTGTTCGGCAGCAGTTCGCCACGGCTGGTACTGGCTTGCGCATGGATCTAGGTCAAATTTTCCTAGGGCGGCAATAATCTCAGGCGGTGTAAGCCAATCATGGGTAGTGGCCGCTGTATTGCTGCCAGTTTCGAAAGTCACGTTCACCGCTCCCTCCAGCAACCATGGCAAACAAAGCCCTTTGCGGTGACCTTCCCGGTCTCAGTGGTCCTGCGCTTTCCGCAGCAAACACACAGGGTCTTGCCTGGTATCTTCGCCACGCCTGCCATGACTGCGCGCTTGGCGGTGTTGTCCCTGAACTGGTTGTTTGAAACCGGCTCGCCGCGACTGTAGAGGCTCATTTCCATCCGCCCTCGTCGTCCATGTTGTCGTCGTGGTCGGTGAATCGGAACAAACGCGGGGCCAAAACTAGCGATAAAACGATGGCTCCAGCGAGAATCAGGATGATCAGGATAGAAGTTTTCATGTCAGGCAGCCTTCTGGTCTTCGGACACGTCGTAGATGTCATCGAATGTGACATCGAATCCGCGCTCTCTGGCCAGCGCTACAACCTTGCGCGCCATGTCCGGAGAAACCTCCTGCGTCTGCTTTTCGCAGTGGCTGATATTTCCTTGAGATACGCCGATCTCAGCGGCGAGCGCGGCCTGGGAAAGACAAAGGCGTTCGCGGATCAGTTTGAGGTTGTTCTTCATTTTGAAATTCCTTGGTTATCGATAGCACGAATATTAGCCCGACTGATACACGCAGTCAATAGTCGGACTGTTTTGCGAAATTCAGCATACCGCCTCCGGGCGGTTTTTTTACGCCCACGAAAAAATATATCAGCCCGACTATTGACTGTTTAATATCAGCAGGACTATTATCCACACATCGACGCAAAACACCGCATCGAAGAAACGGGGGTCCGGCCCACAAGCGGACAACAGGGCG